AATATTATGCGGTTTCTCTTTCTCATATCAAAGGCAAACAGTGCGTGTATATTCCCGCCGGTGGCCTTTCCGCCCTCGGTGGTGGCGTGATGGACAGGACGAACAATATCCTTTGTTCGGTTGTGAGTGATGCCGCCCAATATCGTGGTGGAAACAATGATGCAAGCCGGGACGGGACTTACCGCACGCAGTTGGGAATGGTTGCAACCAATATGCAGTACCGTAATTTTTCAACTTATGCCCGCAAGCGTGGCGAGGGTTGGGATGCCAACTGGTACGTGGCTCAGGCGGTGGTTGAAATTCTTTTCATGATCATATTCGGAACCCGCAATATGCAGGAGGCCGTGATTGCTGAAAAGGACAGCAACGGTTTGTATCAGGGTGGCCTCGGATCCGGAACCACCAATATGCCGAATTGGGATCAGTGGGGTTATTACCCGGTTGTTCCGACCTCTGCCGGTATCGAGCTGGGTGACGGTTGCGGTGAAACCACGTTTAACGTGCTAAAGGAGGACGGCTCGTTGCATTATGCAGCAAAGGTTCCGGTGTTCTTCGGCCTGAAACATCCTTTCGGTCATATTTGGAAGATTGTCCGGGGGCTTATCGATAACGTGGGTGATGAGAAATCTGAGGTCTATGTTGCCCCGTCCCTTTATGCCGGTTATGATGACAATTCGATTTCCGGCCTTATCAAGGTTTGCGAGGTTCCGAGAACCAGCGGTTATATCAAACAGAAAAGTTACTACTTGCTTTGCGCCATGCCGACCGAAATCGGAGCGACCGCCTCGACTTATTTCTGTGACTATTTTTGGGAGAATTCAGCATCATCCAAAGGGCTTCGTGTCCGCCTCTCCGGTGCTAACGCTAACAATGGCACGAATGCAGGGGCGTTTGCTACGAATACGAACAATGCAGCCTCGAATTCGAATGCGAATGTGTCCGCTCCCCTATACTTTGCAGTTAGGAAACGGTTAGATGGGGTGAAAGACCTTGCCACTTGGCAAAAGATGACGAACGCTCAAAAGGACGCTGGTAGGCCGGTAACGGTTCGAACGCTTCCGAGTAAGGCAAAGCAGACACTCAGACACTCAGACACTCAGAACCGCAGAAACAGACCATGAAAAGGTATGGAAATTTGTTTGAACGAGTTGTCGAATATGGCAATCTCGAACAGGCGTTTCACAACGCCGCCCGTCACAAAACTCGCCGAAGCGAAGTAATAGAGTACGGCTCCCATTTGGAGGCGAACCTATTACAGCTCCAGCGTGAACTTATCACCGGTACTTACCGCACCTCCGAGTACAAGACTTTTATCATTTACGAGCCTAAAGAGCGGAAGATATTCAAACTGCCATTCCGTGATCGTGTCGTTCATTGGGCTATCATGCAGGTGATTGAACCGATATGGCTCTCCAATTTCACCCGTGATACCTATTCCTGTATCCGTGGACGTGGTATTCACCCTCTTTTATACAAGCTCCGCCGTGATTTGAAAGCGGATCCGGAGGGAACCCGGTACTGCCTGAAAATCGATGTGCGCAAATTTTATCCGAGTATAGACCACGAGATCATGAAACAGGTAATCCGCCGAAAGCTGAAAGATGCCCGGCTGCTTGCTTTGCTTGACGGTATCGTGGACTCGGCAGAGAACGGAGTGCCTATTGGAAATTATTTATCCCAATTCTTTGCTAACCTTTATTTATCCGAACTGGATCATATCATGAAAGAAGAAATGGGCATCCGGTACTATTACCGCTTTGCCGATGATATTGTCCTACTGGATGGAAACAAGGAGAAACTCCACGGAACCCTCGTGTTTATCAACCACTACTTGAATAATGAACGTGCTTTGAGTATAAAGCCGAATTATCAGGTCTTCCCGGTAGAGAGCAGGGGTGTCAATTACGTGGGATACGTGACGTTCCATGATTATTGCCTCGCCCGCAAGCAGAACAAGAAAAACCTCTGCCGGGAGGTGGCCAAACTACGAAAACGTGGAATGAGCGATGAGGAGATCCGGATAAAGGCATCCAGCCGGTTGGGGTTCATGCAGCATTGCAATAGTATTTATTTATTAAAAACTCTCAATATGAAAACATTCAGTGAAGTAACGAACAGCAGTGGTAATCTCACGGGAGATAAGTACCACATTGATGACATTTTGAACAGGGAAATCCACCTGAAAGGCTTCGAGATAAAAGCCTCCAAGTACAAGGGTGAATGCCTGATCATCCAGTATGACATCTACGAGCAGGTAAAGGACAAGACCGGAGCTTTGCTCACTGATGATGACGGTTCTCCAAAAATGGATTGGGTGGAACATATCACTTTTACCGGTTCGGAGGCTCTTATCAAACAGTTGAAAGATGTGGTGTTGGATGAACCCTGTTCGGCAAAGATTATTAAACAACCAATCGGTGACCGGGGTAAATGCTTTTATAAGATAACCGATCCCGATTAAAATATCGGTGATTATGTACAAAGGGATTTATGCAGAAAAAAAGACTTTTTCAAAGTTCGATAATGAACATTATTTGTGCTATCTGAACGAGCAGCGTGAGGAGTATTCTCCTGAACCGGATGCCCGTTCGGGTGAGGTGACTGAACCGGTGTCCGCTCCCATATTGGGATATGCCTATACAGGAAGTATGGCGGACGGAGGTACTCTGATTGAAGCGAGGGAGGCTACTTATGACGAATTTGTTTCTGGGTTGATCCGCACGAGGTACTCGGCCAGCCGGGTGGAGGCAATCCAGTCAAACCGTATGATAGCCTTTGTCAATCCGGAGCATGAACGGGCATCCGAATTTATTTCCGAGTGGGATGATTTCCAGTCTTACCGGGAACAATGCAAGGAACAAGCTAATGCGCTTATAAACGGATAAATGCCTGTCGGGGGCAGGCAAGAAAAAGCCCCCGGCCTGTAAGTAGTTATCTCACCCACATACTTACACAAAGATGCGACCAACCGCACAGCCGGGGGCTAAATACCCTCTGCTGCGGTTGGTCGCATTTGTATGTTATGTGAGTGAGATGTCGCAAAGATAGTAACATTTAAAGGAATAACAGCAATGAAAACACCTATTTCTTACTACGGAGGCAAGCAAACCCTCCTTAAACATATTCTGCCTCTGATCCCCAAGCATAAACTTTATACAGAGGCTTTCTGCGGCGGTGCTGCAGTATTGTTTGCCAAGCGTCCGGCTGATGGCGAAGTTATAAACGATATCAGCATGGATATAACGAACTTTTATTGGATGGCTAAAGTCTATTATCGTGACCTGAAACAGGAGATTGAGAAGACTTTGCACAGCCGGGATATGCACGCCCATGCCGGACACATATTGCAGTATCCTCAATTCTTTCAGCCGGTGCAACGTGCATGGGCTGTTTGGGCGTTATGTAAAATGTCCTTTGCCAGCATGATGGATGGTTCGTTCGGTTATGACTTTGGTGGCGGAATGCCGAAGAAACTGCGTAATGCAAAGGATGAGTTTACCGAATGGTTATGCGCCCGGCTTGACAACGTGACCATAGAGAACCGGGATGCGCTGGATGTCATCTCCACTTATGACTCGCCCGATACGTTTCATTTTGTGGATCCACCTTATATCAATAGCGATTGTGGTCATTACGAGGGTACGTTTGATGAGTATTGCATGGAGAAGCTCCTGCAGCTTTTGGAGCAGGTGAAAGGTAAGTTCATGCTGACAATGTTTCCCCTGCCAATGATAGAGGAATACGCAAACAAAAACGGATGGATAATCCACCGGGTAGAAAGAACCATCAGCGCATCAAAGACGAGCCGAAGAAAGCAGGAGGAGTGGATGGTATGCAATTATGAAGAACACCCGCAGCGAACTTTGTTTGATTACAAAGATTGCGGCGTTGTCGATACAACAGATGCCTCCTAAATACTATGTAAAGATAGTCATTCCTAATGAATTGCACAAATATTTGAATGTGCTTTTTGCGTGAAAATGCTATAAATTTAAAGGCTTTCAAACGCCATTCAAATGACGTTTGAAAGCCTTTTTATATCGTGTGTGTGCGATATTTTTTTCACATTTCGTTTTATACCCTGATTATCGCATTTCGTTTTTTATACCGCTCGCATTTCGTTTTGCCGATTATATTCCCGATTATTTCTAATGTTATCATCTTTTTTTTGTGTTTTGATTGTGAGACAATGATTTAATTGTTGAAATGAAACTTTTCGCGGCCTCGCAGGATAGGTTACATTTACCGTTGTTGCATCCTTTACCTTTGTTGGCCGTTAGGCAGGCTATACGGTAGGATTCGATTGCAGATTGTGTCGAGATTGTTTCCATGTTAATCGTGTTTAATTATTTGTTTACGGTTCTCTTTAACTGATACATAACTAAGGTGTACGAACGTGGGGTAGATGATTAGCTGATCAAACGAGACCCTGTATTTCTTTAACACGTCCGGTAGGGTGTCCATGCCAGTGAAACGGATGTCCGCGGCTTGGCCTCGTAGGTGTTGAGAGTTGGGGGTACCACCGATCCGTGTATTCAAGTCCGGGGAGCGGTAACCGGAATTGATAAATATTTTCGTCTTGTAATAGTCTCGCAGGGGTTGGAGTAGCAAGGTACAGAGGCGAGAAAGGTTGTCGATGGCCTCACGTGGGGCGGTGTTGTCAATACCGAGTTGTCCGGCAGTGTTCGAACGCTCGAATTCTTCTAATTTAAAGTTGTTGCTTAATCGCATAATTGTAAAGTGTTTACGTTAAACTTTTGTAATGTGCTATATATTAGTCGCATGATGTTGGTACACTTGTGCCGGATGAGTGATTTAAAGTCGATCCGGAGAAAGGTGAAATATTGATCGTAATGAACGTTGTTGGGAAAGAGGGTAAACAGGTCGTTTAACTCGTTGGATATGGCGTTCGTGATGATGGCGGGAATACTTTTTAGTTTTGACAACGAGGTTGATAGGCCCCATAGTTTACCGGTTACAAGAAGTTCGGCCGGGATGTCTTCAACTTTTCCGTGCTTGTCCTGGGATGCCTTGCAAAGATATTTCGAGAGGTAGGCGGGGAGGTTCCGGATTTTTTTCACGCTATGTATGTCGGTGGAATTGGGGTTGTGCCAGTTGGTGGCTTTACCCAGTAGATACCGTCGCATGAGCTGGGAGTAGGAACCTTGGTTGATATACTTATTATAATAGTCTCCGAAGGAACGACAGGATTGCATTTCCTTGGAATAGGCTTTGACGTAGCCTAGTTTATCTTGGATTCGATTCCATTTCTTTCGTAGCGTGGAATGTGGGATGAACACGTTCGTTAGGATGTGGAAGTGAATGTTTCCGTTTACCTGTTTCTCGGCTCGCCACACGTAGTGGATCATCCCGAAGTCCCGGCGCATCTCGGTAAGCATACTATTGAGTAGGCGAGACTTTATTTCTTGATCGGGGTGACGCTGATCAGAGGCGAGTGTTAGGGTTATGAAGGTAATTCGGAATTTGATCCACTTTTTTTGATCTCGTGAATATTGTTTTTTTTCTCTTGACATGAATAATAACCATTTGATGGC